GGCGTTGTCTGGCGCTTCGGGTGGTGGTGGTGGTGGTGGTGCGTCAGGGCTGGCCTTTAGTACGTCAACCTTGAACGGCGCGCGGCTCTGCTTGGTCATGGTCAGCATCAGCGACATGGGCTTGTCGATGTGGCTCATGTGGCTGATACGTATGCCGCCAACCTCCATGCCGCCCCACTTCACTTTTGGGTCGCGGTAAAGCGTCATTGATCGGCCATCGTACTTGCTGGCGTCCGGACCCCATGCTTGCACCATGACGCGGGCCATAGACTTGCACGGGCGGAATACCTTGTTCGATCCTGCAAGGGCTATGCTGATCTTTTGATCAGCGGATGGATCGACGCGCACCCCCTCGATTGTGAATGTGCGCGGGCCGGATACGAAGTCGTCAGCGTTCCACTGGTCTGACTTTGGCTGGATCAGGTCTGTAAGGTCCATCATGATGCTCTCGCTTTCATTTCTCGTGCTGCATTCCACTTGAGGTCGCTATCCATATCAGGCTGGCGCAACATCCAACCCAAAAAGCCCGCGTCAACATCTGACCACGGCTTGCCGCGAAACTTTCCAATCGTGCATTTTGAAAGCAGCTTGGGTTCTTTTGTCCATTCGACCATCTGCTTTCCTGTGGCGCCCGCATTCATGAGCGCAACCACAAGCCAAGCGGTCACATAGGCGTCAGGTCCGGCGCGGTGCGCAGGCTGTGTTCTGACATTATCAGGGGCAATCAAACCCTGATCCTCCAGCCAATACCGCAGCCCGCCGTTGCTGTGCGTTGGCGCATCCGGCCACACCCGCAATGCAGACTTGTAGGTGCAGATCATAGGCAGGTCACACTTTATGAACTGAGCCTCAAACTGCATGTTGTGAGCGGCTATTGCGTCCGCCCCATCGTAAAGGTGCGCATCGGTAAATGCGTCCATATCAGCGCAATCCGACAGGCTGATATGATGCACGGCGCGCACTTCCGGCGGCATCACGTCAACCTTGCAAAGCCAGTCTTTTGTCTGGCCTACGTTCTTGGTGTCAGTGTCCACATCGCAAATACCGACCTCGCACACTTGCGCTTCTGGTGGCTCAAATCCAGTCGTCTCGAAGTCTATTACGCGAATAACAGCCATCATTCATCTCCCCCAATATACATTTCTTCCTGAACAACCCGCTCAGTTGCCGGATATGCAACCGCATCAGCTGTCAGCCTTTCAAACGCCATCACGGTCGCGGCAACCTTGGCTTCAAACTCAACAGCCGCCGCGATGATTGCCGCCTGAATATCCGCATCGGGATAGACACGTATCGTGCACATGGGCAGGCCGCCGCTGTAGCTGGTGTAATCAAGCCATGTGCGATCTGTGACCAATAGGCCGGTCTGGATCTGCAAGACGTGCTCCTGCGGCACCTCGCCCGTCACGATGGTTTCGACTTGGTATTTCTGGCGGCGCGACTTGCACTCCCATAGGCCATCATTGCCAATCAAGCCGTCCGGGCTGTATCCGATCATGACGCCGTGATCGTCATTGGTCACAAAGCCGACCTCGGTGATGGGGGTGTATGTCTCGCTGTATTTTTCGCGGGCGCGGATTTCGTCGTCCCACCCTCTAAGCATGTCATCGCCGATGTAGGTTGGTTCGGTGTATTGGCTGATTCGCTGTGCGGCCAGTTCGTAGACGTGCTGGCGGGTTTTGTCGTTATTCGCGACCTTGAGCGTTGGCGTGAGGATGAGCTTCATTTCGCTGGCTGTTAGAACGCCGCGACGCATGGTGTGCCATTCTTCGCTGCCCTGTTCGACTTCGCTGTGGTAGGTGATTGTCATGGTGCTTTCTCCGATCAATATGTGATTTTGGTGTGTGGAATATCGCCGCGATTGATTGCAATAATCACAGCCTTAGCGACTTCATCTGACACCCCAGCAACACCCAAGGCGGCGACGATGGACTGATTTACGGCGCGGCGGTGTTCCTTGTCCTCATCGCGGCGCTTTTGGTCCATCACTTCCTTGGCGAGACGAACAGCCTCCGCATCTGCCAGCCGTTTGACCTCCGCAGCGGCGGCGTCTTTGGCGTCCTGAAGTTCCTTGGCATGGCGTTCCTCGGCTTCCTTAGCGGCCTGCGCGGCACGTTCCTCTGCCTCTTGCGCAGCCTTGGCAATCGCGGCCTGTTCAAGCCGCTTGCGATCAGCTTCGGCCTTGCGCGTCGCCTCGATGCGATCAGCTTCGGCCTTCTCATCCGCAATGCGTTTCGCCTCGGCTTGCTGGCGCTGCATTTCTTCCTCAGCACGTTGGGCTTCGGCGCGTTCGCGTTCAATCTGATCTGCGTCAGCCTTCGCTTTCAGCGCGCGCAGCTCCTCAAGTTCTGCCGCGTCTGCTTCGGCCTTTTCAGCAGCGGCAAAATGGTGCCGCAAATCGGTCAGGCGGTTTTCTTTAAGCGTCTCCGCCTGCTCTGCATACTCCTGCCATTCGTCGTTTATCTGGACGGCCTCAACCTTAGCGATGAGCGCCGCGATAGACTGCGACGTGGTCGCTTCCGGCTCTGTTGTGCGCAGACGTTCAAGTCTGCCTTTCAGTGCATCGACGCGGGCTTTTTCCGCCGTCTCCCATTCGGTAACGGGCTGGCGAATCTCATCACGCAATGCGGCAAGCCCATCCTCAAGGATTTTGCGGCCTGCATTTACCGCTGACGTGTCCTTGCGCCACTGCTCTGTTAGCGCCATAGCCTGCCGTTTTGCTTCGGCGCGGCTGTTGCTTGCTTTATTGGCGAGCGATACCAGCGCCGCGCGCCCCTTGGCCGTTGCGGCGTTATGCTGTGCCGCCTCCGCTCGCGCACGTTCCGCCGCTTGGTCGAGGAGTTTTTGAGCTCCGTCTTGCGTTTTAAGAAGTGCCTCAAGGCTTGTGCCCGCTGGCAATGCAAGCGCGGTGCCTGATTGTGTGTCGTTCTTCATGGTGTTTTCTCCGTGGTGACTGCCGCGTGTGGTGCGCGGTATCACATACCTACACCGCGCGGTTATTTCTGTAAAGCGATATTCACAGCATCCTCAGCAGATCGTGCGATACCAGCGCGGCCACCATGCGCGCGCACCGCGTCGATGAACCGCAGTTGTGCTGTCGTGGGCTGGCCTATGGCGTTCTTGACCTCAATGGCGACAAATACTCCATCCGGCGCCACGGCTATGAGGTCGCTACTCCCTACACACAGGCCGAACCGCACAGGGATGCCTGCGCGATTTGGCAGCACCCCGGTGTTGTTGCGCCATACCAAGCACCCCGCCTTAGATAGCGCCATCATGATCTGCGACTGAATATCCCGCTCACTTTTCGCCATAGTCTCGCTCCAATATCACCAGCGTCTGCCCGTCACGCTGCACCAACTTGCAGTCGTCGCGCGTAAAGCCCATGCGCTTGATGTAGTCGCGGGCGTCTGCGATTGCTTCCGGGCTGTCGTCGCTGGCAAACACGATTGTGCTGGCGGGGATCATGCCCGCTTCCTTTGTCGCGCGTTAAATACATGGTGTGCCCAACGTGGATTCTTGCCGGTGCGCTTCGCCAGTTCAATCAGGTCGGCAAGGGTTTCGGCCCGCCCCTGCTCTTGCCTTGCCGCTACACGCGCCGCCTCGGCTGCGCTCCTGTCAATTTCCTGCAAATCCCCATCAACCTCGTCGATCATGCGGCTCTGCACCGGATAAACGAACCCGCAGTTCGGACACGCTGGCGCCGGGCGGTGAACGAATCCGCAACCTCCGTCTGCAATGCTGCACTGCCGCACAGGTTCGTTCCTGTCTGATTGCTGGCCGCGCGTTTTACTGCTTTCCAGCTTCCATTCGCGCGGGCTGTCGGGAAAGCCGTGTTCGCGCCAGTTGTTGCTATGGTCAAGCATGACGGTCGGTTCATCACCGGCGCGCAATGCGCGACCCCAAACCTGAAGTTGCATAGGCAAAGACTTGCGCGGACACATATCGGATAGCGCCTCGATCCGCACATCCATGCCTGCTGCCTGTGACAGATCAAAGCCGAACGTCAAAAGCTGCACGTTGATCAGGACGGTGTATTCCCGGCGCGCAAAGCCCATGACGATCCGTTTGCGCTCATCCTTGCCCATGGTGCCGTCTATGGTCTGTGCATCAATGCCTTGGCCTTGAAACGCCTGATGGATCAAGCCTGCGTGCTTGCGGCTAGTGGCGAACACAACGCACAGCTTGCCCGCTGCCGTGTCGCGATATGTGCGGACCGCATCCCCGATAATAGCAGCCTCTGCCTCCATGAACGCGGACAGGTGTTTCTGCACATAGTTACCGTCTGATGTGGGTAATGCTGACAGGTCGGGCGATGATGGGCCGTAATATCGGTATTGTGAAAGCCTGCCCGCTGCGATCAAATCGGACGGCGGCAAGCCGCATTCCATGTGGCCGTACCAGTCGCCCATGCCCTTGCCGTTGTTTTTCATTGGGGTCGCGGACAGGCCGACACCATAACTGCCGGATGCTTTTGCCCAGTCAATTATGCGCTCCAATTCAGCGCCCCCGTGATGGCATTCGTCGATGAATATCACATCTGTCGGGGTGGTTTTATCCAACCGCCTCGCAAGCGTTGGCGTCATGGCGATCTGGATTGGCGCGAACGGGTTGGCGGGATAGTCAGGGCTGATCACGCCAAATGGAACGTTGAACCGCTCAACCGTCTCAATCGTTTGGGCCAGCAATTCCTTGCGCGGCACGGTGAAAATCGCGCGCTTTCCTTTTTTTACTGCCCCGTTAATCATGTCTAGGCTCATAGCTGTTTTGCCGCTGCCCGTCGCGGCCTGGAGCAGAACCCATTTATGGCGGGTCATGGCGGAACGAACGCGCCCTACAAGATCCGCTTGATCCGGGTATAGCTGGAAGGTCACGCGAAATCCCCCTCATCAAACGGCAATTCCACTTCATCAGGGTCAGCCACCTGCATATCGGCCATGACCAATTCCAGCGGGATCGAAACCGCATAGACGCGCATGGTGCTGCTGAATTTAATCTTGCCCAGCTTTTCCGCCCCGTCCAACTCACCGAGCGCGCGCTTATATGATCCGCCCCATGACGTGTCTTTAAGTAGCGCGCTCATCTGCTGGCATGGCCCACCAATCAACAGCGCATCGCCGTCTACCTTCATGCCGTGCTGGCCCAGCGCAAGGATTGCTGCGTCACGATCCAATCCTTCACCGCGCACAGCCTTGTCGATCATCGCACCTACAAGGCCCTCGCGCACCATGCCGCGATCATCATAACGCACACGGCTGGCAAGGATGTAATCAAGAAGTCGCTCGCTGTCGGATTGCTCGTTATCCTCACGCGCCCATTTCCAGTCATGCTTGCTGCACCATTCGTCTGCAAATTCTGGCGTAACTTCGCGCGTGCTGGTCAGGCTATAGGCGCAGGCAATCAGGCTTCCGAACTGGTCGCCGAACCGCTTACTTCCTTCACGCGCCGCGATGGCGTCTGAAAACACTTCTATGTTTCTCAGTATCGTCGGCAGGTTGTGAAAGCATCGCGCCAACAACCGGCCTGCGAAATCCGGCGTGATGCAATCGGTCACGCGGCGCTCCAGGGCGCGGAAGCGGTCCTT